TCCACTAACAGTAGCTGTATAGCTATTTACGATACCAATCTCTCCATCCGATAAAGTAGAGTCTGCTTGTACATAATAAGTTTGTGCAGGGTCTGTAATGACATGAAGTTTGACATCAGTAACACATGTTCCACCAGGAAAATATCTAGAAAATTTTGGCTCTCCATTTTCTACATATTGACATCCTTGGAAAACACCAGAAGGCTTCAATGATGTTGAAGCTAAAGGTGTTATAGTTCCACCAGTATCAATAACAATCAAATCTCCAGCAAATATATTATTTGGAAGAAGGGCTGTTATAGCGATAGCTGAGTTGGAAACAGGTTGTACTATCTGTCCGTAACCTTCACTGTTCGGCTGACCATCTCTTTTTCGAGCAGGGAGAAAACCAAATGGATTAAAAGTTGTAGCCATTATAATTCTCCTTAAATAAAAAAAAGTTGATTAAAAAATTAATCCTGAAACGAAGGTCTTCTTCCTTTCGTAACAGAACTTTTACTTGTATTACTTATAGGCATCTGAGAAGTTGATTGATTCATTAATTGTTGATTAACAGCATCCATCATCTGACCAGACTTCTTTAAGTAATGTGCTTTTTTCGCTTCTAGTTTAAACGTAGGTATTTTACCTAATGCTAAGTCTCCACGACAGACTACACCAGCATAGCGACCTTCCTTCCTTACGATAGAAGTTGCTCCCATTTCAGGTACCTCCTCTGGAGTCACAAATTCCCAGCCTTGTTGTTGTTTCTTACCGATATTTTGATAATCTTCTTTATCTTTTAAATCGATACGAAGCCAGCCCAAGGTCATGCCTGAATTTTTAAACTTCTCAGTAACTACATCAGGGATGTTAGTTATAGATGGTTCTTCAAATACATAATCTTTTTGTGCTCTTTCGTTGGTTTCTCTGGTTTGAGAACTACGTACATTATTTCGTGTCATTATTTACCTCCACGTTGCATATTAATTGTTGTATAGTCACCTTCAGATTTAGTTACCTTCATCTTTTCGGCAGCATACTGTTCAAGTGGTATTCCCCATTTACTAGCAAGTCGAACATCTTCTTGAGATAATTTAACTTTCTTTGGGTTAGGAGAGGAACGTGACCCTCCTGCAACTACTTGAGATGGTGATGACGAACCATCAGTGCGTTCTGTTTGTGCTGGCTTACTCTCAAACTTATTGGGAAAAGCTGCACGAATTCTATTATCAATTTCTGAATAAAAATCTTCATCCGTAGGATTATAACCTTCATTCTTTAATTCAGCATCTATTGCTAAAGCTGAAGCAGTCATTATATTATCTTTACCAAACCATTCATTATTAGCTTGCCAATCTACAGCTCTTGGGTCTGCTTGAACTGGTTGTTGCACTGGTTGTTGTGCAGGCTGTGCTTTTTGTTTTGGTTGTTCAGTAAATTTACTTTTTGTTACTGCTACATTTTTTAAATCAGTTTGTGCTTCATTTAATGCTTCTTGTGCTTTTAATAGCTTATCTTTATCTTGTGCCTCAAAAGCATCTGCATAAGAACTTCTAGCTAATTCAAGTTTATCTTTTAATTGCTTTTCAGTTGCATCTAAATTTAGTTTACTGACTTGATGAAACTCGTTTTCTTTTGTATTATAAGAACTTTTTAGTTGTTCATTTTGTTGAATGAGTTGATTTATCTGCTCATCTCGTTCTTTTCTTTGACGTATTAATTGTCTAATTCTTTTTTCTGCACCTTTGGTTTCAATACCATCTAATTCTTTTGGTGCTTCTTTAGCAGGCTCTTCTGCTTTAACTGGTTCTGGTTCAGGTTTTGCCTCAACCTTTTCTTTTTCTTCTACTTCAAATTCTACTTTATTATCTTCTTTATTTTCTGAGACTTCTATCTCACTCCACTTATCTTCCATTTTATTCTCCGTTGTGCACGAAACAAACGTATTACGTGCTTATTATTATTATACCACATTTTACAAGAAAATGCAACCTTTATTTACATATTTGTTAAATTAAATGTTGGGTCAAGATGTGTTGGGTCTTCAACCTTCATTATTATCTGGTCATCAAATAACAATAATAGTTTAATTCCTTTATAAAATAACTTTTGTCCGGCATGTTTACCATAACAAATGTAGTCATCTTTTTTACACCATGCTCCAGCAGGAAACTTTTCTTTATCTTTATAAGCTAAATTACCTATCTTTAACACTCTACCAACTGTTGTTAAATAAGATATATCATCTTTAACACTTCCTGGTAATAATATACCACCTTTAGTTTTTTCCTTAATACTTATAGGTCTAACTAAAACGTGATATCCTGGCAGTTCTGGTAATATATCTGGGTCTAATGTATCATCATCAGATATCCATGAACTGTTTTGCATTGCTTTGCCTAAAGCGACTTGTTGCATTAATCATCCTCCATTCTTCGTTTTATTATATGTTTTAAATTATTTTTACACCATTCTATACTTGTGATAGAACCAACCATTTGCCTATAATGAGGATAATCTTCAGCAGAACCATTACCTAATGTTTCCTTTAACTGAGAGATTTCCTCATCATAAGCTTTAAATACTTCGTCAAATATTTCCACTATAGCTCAGCACATGCATAGCAATTAATTTCTAGGCCTACACTGATTTCTTTTATAATAGGTTTATTCCACATAAGTTACTCCTTTTATTATTAAGCTGCGAAAGCAAATGCACCTGTTAACAATGTTGGTGCTCCACCCATCTCAGCAGCAATATCCCATACACCATCTTCATAACAGATAAATGCAATCTTACTACCAATAGTAAATAAATTTGTTGCTGCATTTGCAGGTGTAAAAACTAATTGAGTTTCACCTTCTGCAGAAATATCAAATGTTACTTCATTGGTTGCTCTTGATTCAATAACAGAACCAGTTTTCCAAACATCACTACCGGCTGCATTAAAAGTTAAAGTATTAGTTCCACCTGCTGTTTCATCTGCTTGAACATAAACACAAACTGAACCTTCTTTTGCTGCAGGTAAAGCTACTGCTGCTGCTGCAGCTCCTGTGTAGTTTACTACATTTAATGCCATATCAGTTAATGTAATACTCGCACCAGTTGCTAAGTCATTAAGTGATAAACCAGTTAAGTCAGGCATACCTGAACTCATTCTAGTTGTTTCAACATCTGAACTCGAATCTCTAGTTGCAATTTGAAAACCTCTTGTAGACCTGACTGGTCCTTTAAAAGTTGTATTCGCCATTTTCTTCTCCTTTGTTACTCTACTGTCTTGGCAAGTCTGCTAGGTCAGTCAGTAGAAATTTATAAATCCTAGAAATTATTTATTTGATTTTTCAATAAAATTTAATACGTCTTTGTCTTCTTTTTGTTCTACATCTGCTTGTTTCTTTGCAGAATCAAATAACATCTTTTGTTGTTCTAACTGTATCTTTTCTTCTTCAATAGATAGCTTAGTCATAACATCTAATTTCTTTAATGCTTCTCTACTTGTTCTATCATCTACAGACTTTTGTGCTTTAAAGTTTGTAGTAATACCTTTATGTTGAGCATCAATCATTTGAGCTTGACGTTTAATATCTAATCCTTGAGCTTCAATAGCTATCTTTGCATTTTCTTTTGCAGCATCCAGTTTTAATTTTTCTTTTTCAAGTTCTACTTTTGCCTGCTCTAATGCTACTAGTTGTTGCTCTGGTGACATTTGTTGACCCATAGCTTTATTAGCATTAAGAACATCTTGAGCTGCTGCAGCCATAACAGCTTCTATCTCTGTAGGTTGTTGAGCTTGTTGTGGCATTTGCTCCATCATTAGTTTTGTTGTGCCACTCATTTGTTCTTGATATTTCATTATTGAATGTTCTTGTATATTAGATTCTAAGACTGGTTTTAATCTAGCCATAATAGGATTAGCTCCATTCATTGGGTCTGATAAATATGACATCTTAACTTGAATGTGTGCATCATGATTTTGACCAGGAAAAGCTGAGATAGGTATACCTTTAGTTGCAGCAGCTATATCAGACACAGGGTCTAATGGTTGTGGTCTAGGTGCTTGTGGTAATATCTCTTCTATGTTAGGCATATTAGCAGCATTTAATATTGTTCTATTTAATGCTTCAAGATTAAACATACCTGGTGGTGATTGTTGTGCCATTTGTAATGCCATATTAGCTAACATCATTCTATGTGCATTACTTGGTATATTAGGGTCACTAACCGGTACAACATCTACAACACCATCAAAGTCTTTTCTAAATATTTCTCTACTTGCATTAGGAACATCATATGGATATTCTCCTGGTAGATAATCATAATCTATCTCTGCAATAATTTTAAATTCATCTCTTTGTGATTTATGTAATCTTTTATGAACACCAGAAAAGAACTTACTAGAAGCTTCTATTAAAGCCATAGTAGTTCCAACAGGTCCATAGGAGGCAGCATCAGAAACAATTTGTTCTGTACTGTCTGCAAACTTCTGACCAGCAGCAGTTACAAATCCAAGCATACTATATAGAACTGAGGAAGGCTCTTTATATGGGAGAGGAACTATAGCCTTTTGCAAATCTATACCAGTCGCTTCGACCTCCTTGAACTCACCAGGAGCAATAGGTTCGTTATCGCCCACCATTCTTACTCCTTTGGCCTTAAATCCTCCAGGTAAATTAGCAAACTGACCTGCATCTACTAAGCTACGCATAGCTGATGTGGCTGTTAATGTAAGATTACCTAAGAAGTGTATAAGACCTAACCCATAGAAACTAAACCCAGGTACAAATTTGTAATGAACAAAATGCATTCTCTTTTCTTTATTTGCATCTTTGGCTCTATAGTTTCTACGAATACTTAGTACCTGACGAGATTCCTCCTCTACTGTAATAATGTAAGGAGCAAACTCACCTTCTTCACATTCAGGGTCAGGAATGTCAAGATGTACGTGTTGTTCTAGTAATACATATTGTGGGTCACTATCTGCTGTTGGTGATATACCCATAATAGTATTTAATTTTTCTGATAAATTTGTTTGTGATGGATTAGAAGGTGTAGGTAAATTTACATCTGCATATATACCAGCTTCAATATCTCTTTGCATATCTACAGGATTACGATAAATAACGTGTGTATATCTATCTGCCTTCTTTAGATTAGAAGCATAATAAGAAACATAGAATTGGTCAATAGGTACAAACTCTGATACTGGTCTTTCTAGTCCGGCATCATAATATACTTTTTTAATTGCAGAACCTATTAATGGTAAATGAAATAACATTCTTTCAAACTCATCAAAGTATTCTGGCATCTGCTCAGTTATTTGATAGTTCATAAAGTTCTGAACTCTATTAGCTTGTTCTTGTTTTTCTACAGATTGATTTCCTAATATCTGTGCCTTTACTGGGCCACCAGCAGGAAATAATTCTTGTGAAGCTTTTGCTTGAAACTTAACAGCAGATTCAATTAATAGTGGATGCACTGCAGTACACGCACCTTCAAAAGGTTCTGTTGTATCTTCTAGTTTTAATCCTAATAAATCAAATCCTCTTTCAAACATTGAATCCCATTCACCTCTAGAATCTTTGTCTGCTTGAAAATTATCTATAACAGTATTAGCAATATCATTTAACAAACCTTCTTCCATATCTTCTGCAAGATTAGTATAATATTCTTTTGCTGTTACTTCTTCTTCTATTCCTTCTTCACCAAAGTTTACTACAACCCCACCATCATCTGCAACTTCAAAAGATACATTCTCATCTTCTGGTACTGTAGCATTTATATTTACTACATTAGTTGATTCTTCTTTTTGTTCGAATGGATTTTTTTCTACTGCCATTATTTAGTTCCCCTCTTTAAATCTTTTCTAATTTTATTTACTTCTTTTATATCTAATACACGATTAACTTTCATCTCCCCACCTATTAACCATGCTCCTTCCATATTAGGATTTGTTTTATATCTATAACTACCACCCTCTGGTACATAATCTAAATCAGCTTCTCCAGCTATTATACTTCCATCTTTTTTTCGACCAGCTCTAGAGTTTGCAATATTTTGATAATCTTTTTTATCATTACTAAATTCAACTTCTGCCCAAACTCTTTTTGCTCCTTCTCCTTTTTTAGCACCTGGTTGTGCTAAATGAGATGCATCTGGAACTGTATCTCCATGCCAACCTGGTCTATATTTTACAGAGGAAACTGCTCCAAAACCTATAGATTTTTTTGATTCATCAGAAACTTTAAATCCTGCCTCTATTAATTTTTGTTTTTCTTCAGCATTTTTAACTGGTTTATAATCCATACTTCCACTTGTAGTTGGTTGTTGTTTTCTTCCTTTATTATCTAAAAAATAAAAACCTTTATCAGCTTTCATCCATTGATTAATAGGAACAGGTGTTTTAGAATCAACATATAAAGGATAAATATTACCATCATCTTTTTTTTGAAATACTTTATAACCTTTAATTACATCTTTAGGCTCTTGTCCTTTAGGTACAAAGTTTGGATTAATATATTCTTTTGATTCTCCAATTTCATCTGCTATTTTATTCATATTCATTTCAGTAGCAGGTTTATTATTTTGTTTTAAAATCTTTTTAATATTTTCTATTGATGTTAGTTCTGGTAATCTTTTAGCTGCAGCTTTAACAAGTTGTATTCCTTTACCAGCTACAGGTATTGTTCCTAATCCTGCAAGAATAGTTAGCCCACCTTTCAATGCTGCCTCACCAAACTTACCTTCTTCTACTGCATCTTTAGTTTCTTTAAACATTTTCTTAGCTTC